TCAGCGTAGAGTTTAACGCCAACTTGCATTTCTTCTGCCATAAATCACCTCCTGCGGGATTGCGCCTGTTCAGACTCGAAGTTTCTCAACTTGTACAAAGCCGCCCACTCAACAATTTCTGCGGAAGTTATTGGCAGGAAGGACGATGAACCGTACAAAAGTTCAGCCACCGTCCTACCTAAACTTTCCGCTAGTTCGAAGAGGAACCGCCGTTCTGTGTTAACAAGGAGCCTTTTCCCGCTTCGTCAACGGCATCAGCACCGAATCCTGACAATCGCATAGCAATAGTTGTGATTTTGTCCAATGCGGCACCTGACTTAGACATGATGTTTGGAAGATCGGAATCATCAAATACCTGTTCACCCGTTTCAGGGTCAAAGGTGCATGAGATCACGAGTTCAGGCATCATTTTGCCGAAATCTAGGTTGCCATTGTTCGAAGCGGCGTTCTGAATAATTGCCGCACGAGCGGCACCACTCATTCCACGAACTTCAACTTCAATTCCCCATTGCTCGATCATTACGATCTCACGCTGAAGGTCATCTACTGCAAAAATGCGGTCACGAAGGGACACGATTACTCCTATGTTGTTTGTTGTTGGTTATTTACTGCTGTTAATTACCAAGTGGTACGAGTAATAACACCCGTTACTTGACAATCAACAGAAGCCTGAACAGCGTCACCGACAGCCGCTTGAATTTGGTACGAGGTCATAATGCACTCGCCTGTGTACTTGACCATTCCTGCTGTAGATCCAGTTGGACCGTACTCAAATGTGAGAGTTGCAGATTGAGCAAGAACACCAGCCAAAGTAGCGTCAGCGGCGGAATCGAACAAACCTGAAAGGCTGATCGTCGCATCTGACAAACCTACAATGAAGGTTTTTGCTGAACCCGTGACACCGAAAGTCGTTGTCTCTGCCGTTGCGATTGAGCGTGGCATTTGGATGCTGTTTAGATATGCGGAATAGTCAACGAGAGTACCACCTGCGTTGTCTAACTTGAATACTGCTGATTTACCATGTGCGAATGGCATTACTTACCTCCGTGCGAAAGAAACTTGATAGGTGATTGATCCTGTACCTGCTGTGAGCGTGTTTAAGGCTCGCAGGTATCGGTTTACGGTGGTGCCAGCCGCAACTGCGACCCGTTCCGAAGTTTTAACCGTCGTAGCAACAACGGTAAATGATGCCAAGTCAACAAAAGTGCTGTTATCAGTTGAGTGTTGGACTTTGATGGTCGCATTGGCTGACCAAGTGTTTGCGGTGACATGCAACTGCGCTATTCCACCATTTGTGGAAGAGGTCGTGTTGTCAACGCCTGTGCCTGTAGTGGTTGCGGTAACTGCCGCAAGAGCCGTTAAAGCAACACCGTAATCGGCTCCACCGTCGAGTTGAGCGTCGTATGACACTGAAACAACATCGCCAACAGGGGAAGAAACCTGATAAGAGGTGGTCTTTGCCTGACCAAGAATTACTCGACTGCCCAAAGCAATACCGCTTGGTGCAACAAGCACAGGAGCAAGAGTGTCTGAACCTATTGATGTAGAAAGGATTTGGTCAACTGCGTTAGCGGCACCGTCGAACATTCCGCTTGCCGACAAAGTGGCATCTTCCAAGCCTGTAATGTAGGTCTTTGCTGAGTTTCCGAACGCCGTAGTTTCGGCTGTAGCAACAGAAGTCTGTTGTTGGGCAGAGTTCAAATAACTACTTAGATCGTTTGCGCCGTGGAGTACAGCGGCGTTTTTGCCGTGAATAAATGGCATTATTTGGTTTCCTTCGCATCGAGGGTTGGTTCAGGAGTTGGCTCTTCGGCAACAACCTCTTCAACTTCAGGTGCAACATCAACAGCGGCTTTTGCAGACGCATCGTAAGCCTCAATAAATCCTTGTTCGCGAAGCCATTTAATTGACTTTGGTGGAAGGTCGTCAACAATGTCGCCAGCCTCAGCGCGACGATTAGGAGGGTAATCCATTCCTGCGTTTAATAGATATTTCGGCATCTGTACTCCTGATAGTGGACGAGCCTCTACCCCGAAACCGACCTGACCACAAAAGGGTACGAACGGACGATGCCGAGGTCACGAGGACACGAAGAACTAACAGGAGATTACAACGCATCAGCCAAACGGCTGACTGTATATGGATTTAGTTCATGCTCCAAGGACTCCAACCAGCAACATCAAACAAAAGTTTGCCAGCCTTCAAATTGGTGTAAGCATCCAACAAAGGCTTCTGAGAACAGATCCTCATTTTCTTGCAAACCAAACCAACATATTCAGCATGATCTTCTTTCCAGTGGACACCGTTGATCTGCAAAAGTCCGCTGTCAGACGGGTGGCTCATGGTAACCATTTTGATGATGTTGCAGTTTTTGTCAACTGCCGAACCACCAATTCGGGTTGGGCAACACCCTGATTCCCGTTTAATAATGTGGATTAACTTAGGGATTTGGTCTGTTTTCCAGCCTGCTTTAAGAGCGAGTTTAGGCACCCAACTGCAATCTCCATGCTCAAATTTCATGGGTGCGGTGGTGGTGGTTATGACGGGGGCAAGGGAAGTCACGGTTCCCGATGGTGCAACTGCTTTGGATTCTGCGGTTCCGACCATGTAACAAATGCTTAAAATTGTTGCTGTAATAATGGCTAAAGACATGCGTTTCATTTTTTACCTTTTTCGGTAGGGGACAAGGACTCGATATAGGGCATAAATAAATGCCAATATCATTGCTATTTTCAATGAACCTCCTCAGAGGTTTGCGTCACGGTTACAAACAAGCACCCCACGGGGGCGAACACTCAACTGACTGTTACGAAAGTGTAACCATTTTTGCCATCAAAGGCAAACATCTAAGCCCCGTTTTTAGCCTTACAACGGTGGCAAATTATGAACCAAGGTCTAGTTACAGACAAGGCAAGCATCTTTTTGCAACGCCAACAACGAGGCTCTTTGTCCTCTAAAAGACCATGCCCATAAGCATCGAGCGGGACTTCAGAGTTTTCTATGCCAGCCATACGGTGTAATCGCATCCAATAAGGGGACGATCATCACCGTCACGGGTTAGCGGATAAACCTCTGAAGTGGAAAGGATTGACAGAATTTGAACACCTGACAAAGTGGTATTCCGTATCGCTCCGAGAACAGCCCTAATAGCAACTGCTTTAGCCCTTGCCGAAGGATAATCATTCCTAGCACCACGGCAAAGCACACGAATCCGCTGATTATCAATCGCATAGACAGACGAACCAAACACATGCGAAGGAGCCAAACCTGCCGACTCGTACAACGCCACACAAGCATCAGGAGTATCAGGCATACGGGTCAAGAAGATATCGGTAGCCAAAGTCCCCTGCCCTTGAGAAGCAAGATAAGTGCCTAACGCATCGAGGATAGCCATCAGCCCTCCAACTCTGCTGAAGCCACCTGTCGAGCGGCATTGCGGGCAATGATGTGTTCCACAAAACCTGCTAAACGCTTTTCTAAGCCCTGCAAATGATCCATCGCTGGTTCAAAAAGGTAGTAAGCCTGCCTGCCCTCAGCATGTCGGTAGAAAGGGTTTTGGTGCTGTTCAATCGCATAGTTCACCATCTCGCCACCACCTGAAGCACCGCCATAAGTGATCTCCACCGCCACCTGTTCCCCCACACGAAACGGGTCATGGACACGACCTGAACTGGACAAAGCACCCGTCTTGAATGGCACAAGATCCTTAGAATCACTCAGAATGGTTTGAGCCTCAGCATAAAAAGCCTCACCCATAACCGTAGGGATCTGATCCTTGTTCTCCTGAACCATACGCTCGAAGCCAGCAAAGCCTTGAAAGGTAACGGTAATGCTGTTAGTCATTGATCTAGCCATCTCAGTTACCAAAACTTACTGTCGTATGATGTGCGCCAACCTCATCGTTATACACCCGCACAGACAAAATCAGCGGCGAACTACCATCAGGCAACACAATCTTCGACTCCGTAGTGATCGACGGGGTTCCATAAAAAATAATTGAACCAACCTCATAAACATCGTTCGAATCAGCGTTTTTAACAACCTTCCCCGTTTGCTGAATACGGCAACGAGTAGCAACCCCACTGGCGTTAAAAGTCAATTTTCCATACGCATCAGTAGAGGCAACTGGATAAACAGTTACCGTCGAAGGCATCAAACCAAGGTAGTCAGCCTCAATGGTCATTCAGGAAAGAACTGGACAGGTGGCATGGTGTAACCAGTACCCAAGTTTCGATCCATGCCAATTTTGAACTCTGAAGATACTGGATAACCGTTTTCATCCCAATTAGGTGAAGGAGGAGACAAACGAGAAGCCGCATCACGCAAATGGTGCGCCCTCTCCATGAACCCCTTGGAAGCCTCAGTATTCTTTGTAGTCAACGACAAATCGCCAACCGAACGACTCACATCAGATTGAGCCTGATACTTGCCAGCAATCGCTTCGCATCCGAAAGCCGCCGCCCAATAAGTATTAGGACTCCACTGACTAATCAAAAAATTGAACTCTTCATTTGACAAAAGAGGATTAGTGGAATCCGTATCGCCCGACAAAAACCGAACTTGATCCAGCGTACTACTAGCAGGATTACCTGAATAAGTCCAAGTCATCTTGAACCTACTCCGTAACTACGGTTTTCTTAGCCTTTGCTTTTGGTTTTTCCTCAACAATCTCTTCCTCCCGAACAGGAGCAGGAGCAGGTGCAGGAGCATCCATCACCTCAGCCAAATAACGACCATTCACCAACGCACGAACATTTCTCCAACCACCAGCATCCACAAGGGTGCCAGTAGGGATTATTGAACCATCATCAGCAGAAATCGGTTTAAGAACACGGTAAGCCATAAAAGCCTTTCAGTTTTAGGACACTTAAGGTCACTGACCGAAGGATCAGATTAACCGAAAGTTATTTGCGATAGAACACAACCGCGCTGGAGGAAGCAACACGGACAATGAAAGTCGCACTCGAAGCCGAAGCGATAGTGGCAGAACCAACAATCGTCGTACCAGTGTTAACCGTCAAGGTCATGTTTGCCGCTGAAGCGGAAAGGTTGATAATCGTGACTTCGAAGCAATCGCCTGTTGTTTCACCAGCCATAGCCGAGATCAATGAGGCGGCTGTTGGAGCCTGAATGTTGCGAGCAGTCGTTGGAGTGGAACTAACAATTCCCGCCAACGCATTAGCCGCGCTAATAGCCATCGATGCACCATCGGCAAC